ACATATCCCGCAACTGGCGGGTTCGTTGACAACACTAGCGCAGCTACTTTTATTCCAGAAATCTGGAGTGACGAGATTGTTGCTGCATACCAGAAGAACCTCGTCTTGGCTAACTTGGTCAAGAAGATGTCTATGGCTGGCAAGAAAGGCGACACCATCCATGTGCCTAAGCCTGTTCGTGGTGACGCTCACGCTAAAGCTGAGAACACTGCTGTAACGGTTCAGAACGCTACGGAAGGCGAAGTGCAAATCTCTATTGACAAGCACTTTGAGTACTCTCGTCTGATCGAAGACATCACGGACGTACAGGCTCTTAGCTCACTGCGTCAGTTCTACACGGAAGATGCTGGCTACGCTTTGGCGAAGCAAGTTGACACCGACCTGCACAGCTTGGCTACTGGCCTTGGCGCTTCCGGTACGTCTTCTACGACTTACCTCAACAACGGCGGTACGTTCTTCGCAGACGCTACCAACGGTTTGTCTACCTACACGGCTGACACGGTTGTTCCTGCTGACGTATTCACTGATGCTGCCTTCCGTGGTCTGATCCAGAAGCTAGACGATGCTGATGTTCCTATGGAGAACCGCTGCTTTGTCATTCCTCCTTCAGTTCGCAACACCATCATGGGTATTGATCGTTACGTTAGCTCTGACTTCGTAAACAACGGTCAAGTCACCAATGGTCAAATTGGTCAACTGTACGGCATTGACGTATTTGTTAGCACCAACTGCCCTGTTGTTGAAACTGCTGCTGCTAACTCTGCTTCTTCTGTAGACTCTCTGGGCGCTCTGTTGTTCCAGAAGGATGCAATTGTAATGGCTGAACAACTGGGAGTTCGCTCACAGACTCAGTACAAGCAAGAGTTCTTGGCTAACCTGTTTACTTCAGATACTCTGTATGGTGTTTCCGTACTGCGTCCTGAGTCAGGTGTCACCTTGGTTGTTCCTAAGTAACAATCATTTAGCTGGGGGCTGCTACGGTGGCCCCTTAGCTTTATCTTTAAGGAGTGTATTATGTGGCAAGCATTGATTAGCCCTATAGCTAACTTAGCTGGTACCTTCCTTAAAAATAAAGCTGCTGAAAAGCAAGCTGTCCATGAGTCCAAGATGCGTAAGATTAATGCTGACGCAGACTGGGAAACTCAACAAGCCGCTGCATCACAGTCCTCTTGGAAGGACGAATGGTTTGCAGTTATATTGAGTTTACCTTTAATTGGAGCCTTCATCCCTGATATGGTTCCCTATGTACAACAAGGGTTTGCCGTATTGTCTACTATGCCTGACTACTACAAAGCATTCTTAGGTGGCGCTATTGCTGCCAGCTTTGGCATTAAAACTTTATCTAGCTGGGGCAAATAATGCAAATAAGTTTGTCTGACTTAGTATTAGATCAAGATGCAATAGATCGCCTAGCAAGTGGGGATACGTACTTTGGCCCACGCACGCCGTTTACTGATTGGCAACAAGCAGCTAGTGATTTAGCTAGAGAGTCTGAAGAAGAAGTAGCTGAACGTGCTATAGAGTTATATAGTGAAGTAGATCCCGGCAGAGGCAGGGCTATGGGAGGCTCTACTGCTGACCTAGCTTTTAGAGAAATTGTACAAGAGCCTTCTGCTGAATCATGGATGGAAGTCTACGAAAGAGAAGGGCTGTCTCCATATAAACTTGATCCTGAAACAGGTGAAAAGTTTTACATAAACACTCCACCGGGAGTTAACTTAGTTGACTTGCTAGAAGGTGAAGACAAGCAAGAATACTTAGACCTACTACAGAAGCAAGACTTTGAAGTACGTGCTTCTGATAGAACTTATAATGTAGAGACAGGTGTGGGAGGCATAGGCGCAGGTGACTATGGCACTGTCATTAGACCACCTGAAGTAAGTGGGGCTGACAGGCTTACAGCAATCGCTGCTCCTCTACTTGCTTCTGCAATGTTAGGGCCACTAGCAGGAAAATTAACTGCGGCAGCAGGTGCTACAGGAGCAACAGGAACTGCGCTTACAAACGCTTTAACAGGAGCTGCTTCAGCAAGTCTTACAGGCGGCGATCCTGTAGATGCTGCTCTTATAGCAGGGCTTGGTTCTTTAATCACACCTGAAATATCTTCTGTAAAAGAAGGAGTTATAGAAACAACAACTTCTCCTACAAGTATAACTTCTTCAGAAATACCTTCTGATATATTATCTTTTCAAGCTGATATACCAGATATTTCTACAAGAGGCTTGCTAGAAGGCTACACTCCTTTTAGCGATCCTTTACAAGCAGCTATTTTAGACCCTTCTGTTAGTACTACTTTTGCTGACCCTTTAAGAGCAGCTATAGCAGGTAAAGGCGATTTAGCACAATATGGAACTTTAGAAGATATAGCTACGGCTCGTTCTGCTTTTACTCCAGAACTTGATATAGCTTCTCCTGCGACTTTAACACCTACTGGAGGACTTAGAGAAAATTTAACTAGAGAAGGTTTTTCCGTTACAGGGCCAGCTACATCTCCTGATATATTTCTTGAACTTACTACAGACGTTTCTCCTTATGAGTATACGCCCAGTAGACGAGAAGTAACGCTAAGAGAGCAAGATCCTAGACCTGTAGTTCAACCTCCACAACCTCCGACACAAACACCCGGAGGTGGTGGTGGAGCGCCTAGTGCAGCAGCATCAGCACCTACAACTACAACAGTAACTGCACCAGCAGCCCCTAGTGCAACTATAACACCTAGCGTTCAGCCTCCTACGTTTACTGCGCCGGGATCAGTTACTAGCTCTTTGTTTTCTAATTTTGTTCCTGCATTAGCAGCAGCAGCGGTCTCAGAGCCAGCACAACAGCCTACAGTAGCTCCTCCAGTTACACCTGTGGCTACTACTGCTCCTACTCCTGAGCCTACGCCTCCTACAACTACGGAGCCTACAGACATACTGGAGGACACTACTGTTGAGGACACTACTGCACAAGTAGAAGCAGAAGCACAGGCACAAGCAGAAGCTCAGGAAGCTAGAGAAGCTCAGGAAGCTAGAGAAGCTCAGGAAGCTAGAGAAGCTGAAGCAGCACGTTTAGCTGAAGAAGCTAGGAAAGCAGCAGAAGCTAGAGCAGCCGCTGAAGCTAAAGCGGCAGCAGAAAAAGAAGCTATTGCACAAGCAGAAGCTAGAGCAGAAGCGGCTGAAGCACGTTTAGCGGAGCAACAAGCACAGGCTGAAGCTAACGCAGCGGCTGCTGAAGCTACTAGGGCAGCGGAAGCACAAGCCCAAGCAGATGCTTTAGCGGAAGCTGTAGCAGCAGGACAAGCCCTTGGTGAAGCTAAGTACGGTGAAGGACTAGGGACAGGTAGAGGTCAAGGTGCAGGGGCTGGTTTAGGACTAGGGTTAGGCGTAGGTCTTCTTGGTCAAATGTTAGGCCAAGGCACTGGAGTTAGATTACCAGACTTTGAGGATTATCAGTTTAGGAAGACATATCAAGCACCTGAGCTACTAGAGTTAGCACCACAGTACGAGGCTTACCAAGCTCCTGCTGCTTATGACCCACAAGCTAACTATGCTCAAACAATAGCGGATGAGATACGTAATCTTACGTCCTTCCCGGCATTGTCTCAAGACCAAGTGCAAAACAGGCTGGGTTTATTTAACGATGCTTTACTACAAGAAGCAGTTATGCAAAATTTATACGGAGCAGGCGGTAGATGAGTACCACATATTTGAATATAGTCAACGAGGTACTGCGTAGGCTACGGGAAGATGAAGTATCCAGTGTAACACAGAACACCTACAGCAAGATGGTAGGTGACTTTGTTAATGATGCCAAGCAAATAGTGGAAGACTCCCATGATTGGTCTGCACTACGGACAACTATTGTAGTTCCTACTGTAGCAGACACTACAGAGTACAGCCTAACTAATGCTGGAGAACGTGTAAAAGTGTACAGTGTCATCAACGACACCTCTAACTTTTTTATGCGTTATGAGTCACCTAACTGGTTTAACAACGCTTACTACATCTCCGGTGAAGTCACAGGCACTCCTGACTCCTATACATTCAGTGGGGTTGATACTGCCGGTGATACTAAAGTAAGAGTGTACCCTAAGCCATCAGGTGTATTTAACATACGCTTTGACCTGATTGCTAGAGAAGCTGAACTGTCTGGAGATGCAGACACTACAGTGTTACCTAAGAATGCTATTGTCCACAACGCTGTGGCTTTGTTGGCTAGAGAGCGTGGTGAAACTGGTGGTACTACAGCACAAGATTACTTCTTGATTGCTGATAAGCACTTGTCTGATGCTGTTGCATTGGATGCTTACAAGAACCCTGAAGAATTTATTTACACGGTTCCATAATGGCTCAAGAAAGACAGAACATATACATTGCTGCTCCGGGCTTTAAGGGTCTTAATACACAAGACGCTCCTGTGGCTCAGGATGCGTCCTTTGCGTCTATTGCTGAAAACATGGTAGTAGACAAGTACGGACGTATTGGCGCTAGACAGGGCTTAGATAAGCTCACAAGCAGTGCTACGCCACTGGGATCTAGCCTTGGCATTGAGACTATCTTTGAGTACGTAGATCACAGTGGTGACATCGTAGTGTTCTCTACTGGTAACAATAAGGTGTTTACTGGTACGACTACATTGACTGATGTTACTCCCGGCAGCTACACAGTCAGCGCAAACAACTGGAAGATTATAAACTTTAACGACCATGCTTACTTCTTCCAACGTGGACAAGAGCCTCTTATCTATACTGACCACGGAGGCAGTGGAGCATTAGAGAAGTTTAGTGACCATAGCCATGCTACAGGCACACCACCACAAGCCAATGAAGCTCTAGCAGCCTTTGGTCGTGTATGGGCTGCTGACGTTACTGGTAACAAGCATACTTTGTACTGGTCTGACTTATTGTCTGGACACGCTTGGTCAGGAGGTTCTTCAGGTTCTTTAGACGTTACAACGGTGTGGCCTACAGGACACGATGAGATTGTAGCCTTAGCAGAGTTTAACGACTTCTTAGTTATCTTTGGCAAGCGTAGTATTCTATTGTACTCTGGTGCAAGCTCACCGTCCTCAATGGTGTTAGCAGACGCTATTACAAACATTGGATGTATTGCTAGAGACACTGTGCAGTCCACAGGTACAGACTTGATCTTCCTGTCCGACACTGGTGTACGTAGCTTAGGCAGAGTTATACAAGAAAAGTCTAATCCTATTGGTGACGTATCTAAGAATGTACGTGACGAGATGATGTTCACTGCTAATACACAGACTAACAACATTAAGTCTGTTTACAGTCCAGAGCATTCTTTCTACCTGTTGTTCTTACCTACAAGCTCTATTGTTTACTGCTTTGATATGCGAGGTAAGCTAGAGGACGGCAGTAACCGGGTGACTACTTGGCCTAGCACTAAGATCCTATGTGGCAATAGAGCAGCAGATGGTACACTGTACTTAGGTAATGTCAAAGGTATCAATAAGTACAACGGATATTTAGATGACACTGATACCTACACAATGCGTTACTACACTAACCCGTTGTCTTTTGGTGACGCTAGTAGACTGAAGATTCTAAAAGAGATTAACTTTACAGTTATTGGTGGTCAAGGCGCACCAGTAACAGTTAACTGGGGATATGACTACACTGAAGGATACACAAAGCAAGCTTTAACTGTAGCCAACGCTAGTATCGCTGAGTACGGCATATCTGAGTACAACGTAAGCACATCAGAATACAGTGCTACAATTATTATTGACAAAGCCAAGGCTAAAGCAACTGGATCTGGCAGAGTAGCCACTATTGGTTTGGACTGTACAATTAACGAAAGATCACTGTCCATACAAGAAGTAAACATTGAAGCACTTATAGGTAGATTAATCTAATGACGAACTATACGAAAACTACTGACTTTGCAGCAAAGGATTCTCTACCTTCAGGTAACGCTGCTAAGATTGTAAAAGGCTCTGAGATTGATACAGAGTTTAATAACATTGCAACTGCATCAGCAACTAAAGCAAACGCTAATGATGCTGTCTTAACTGGCACGACTACTGCTCAGACACTGGACATCTCAGGTAATGTTGATGTTGATGGTACTCTGGAAACTGATGCACTGTCCCTTAATGGAGTTACAGTAACCAGTACTGCTGCTGAACTAAACTACGTCGATGGTGTTACATCCAATATCCAGACACAGTTAGAC